CAAGTCCCTGCGTATTCTCGGAGGCTATGGCGCAACGGATGCTGAGTTGGAGGCAGCTACAGTATCATGAGTGTTGTCCTAAGTTTCCATAGAAAAGAGCGGTAGTATCCATGATAGAAGAAACAACTAAAACAGACTTCTACCTAAAGCTATCTTCTGAAGAAAGTGTTCCTACGGTTTTGTCTGCGTTCTATAAGCAGGATACCACTAGTGAGTTTGACCCTGAGACTGGGGAGGAAATAGTAACGAATGTAGGTGACCCTTACTTTGTTCAGAACTCCCCAGACTATGCTATCGACTTGGTTGGTATCATCCACAAGCCCACAGGTAATATCCTCACAGATGCTGAAGGTACTGAATACCCTGAGATGGCTCCTCTTGATGGCTACCATATCAATATCCGTCTTAATGGCGATAACCGTAGGGAAGACATAGAGGCAATCTCTGATTACTTTGTAGACCCTACGACACCCTCAAGGGTTTGGTCATGACCTGTCTCCCCACTTTAATCTTAGGGATATGGATTAACTCTGTAGCTCTTAAGCATGATAACTACCCACTCCTCTATTACTTTATTGATGGTCGTATGCAAGTAGCTGTAGCAGATGGGAAAGGCTAATTATGTATTGGCGGAAAAGAAGCGTAACAACTTTAGGAATCATTACCAATGACTAAGCAACTCTCAGAAACAGAATCCAAGAAAATCTTAGGAGTTGCTGGAACCTCCACTCGTAATGGTACCCTTAAAGCTGATGATTTACAGCCTGAACTTCGCGGTAAGCGGGCTATCCGTAAATATCGTGAGATGCGGGACAATGATGCTACTATCGGTGCTGCCCTCTATGCTGTAGAACAGATGCTGCGGGATGTACCCATTAAGATTGTCCCTAGTGATGATTCTGAACAGGCTAAAGCAGAGGCTGAATTTGTAGAATCAGTCCTTGAGGATATGGACCACAGCCTTGACGACCACATCTCAGAAGCACTCTCTTTCCTTACATTTGGCTTCTCTGCATTTGAGGTAGTTTACAAGCGTAGGATTGGTCCTTACGAACGTAACCCTAAGAAATGTTCCAAGTTTACTGATGGTCGTATTGGTATCCGTAAGATTGCCCCTCGTGCTCAGTGGACCATTAATCGCTTCGATGTAGACCAACAGTCAGGAGACCTCTACGGTTTCTATCAGGATGTATCCTCTGGCTTTGGTACTAACTACATCCCAATGCGTAAGGCTATCCTCTACCGCACTACTACTATCAATGGTGATCCTTCTGGTCGTAGTATCCTCCGTAATGCTTATGCTGCTTATGAGCGTCTTAATGCTATCCAACAGTATGAGGCTATCGGTATTGAGCGAGAGCTTGCAGGTATCCCCCATGCAGAGGTTCCAGCAGAGTATCTCTCAGCAGATGCTACAGAGGCTCAACAAGCAGTCCTGAACCAGATGAAGGAAATCCTACGAGACCTTAAGTTCAATGAGCAAGGCTTCCTGATTACCCCATCAGATACCTATCCCGGTAAAGATGGAGAACCCACCAACCAGAAGCTAGTATCTGTAAAGCTGATTTCTTCTGAGGGCACTCGTAATATCGACATTGATCCCGTAGTTAAGCGTTACCAACACGACATTGCTCGTAGTGTCCTTGCTGAGTTTATTATGTTGGGTGGTGGTAGCAATGGTTCTTATGCCCTCTCCAAGAGCAAGTCTGACCTATTCCTACGTGCCCTTGAGAGCTACATCAACACTATTGTAGACGTACTGAATAAGCAACTCATTGAACCCCTCTGGCGTCTTAATGGCCTTGACTTCGCCCTGATGCCTAAGATTAAAGCTGGTGATGTTGCAAGTCATGACCTCAAGGAAATGGGTTCCTATCTCCGTAACCTCAATGGCGCTAATATCACTGTTGCAGATGATCTTGATATTGTCAACGCCCTGATGGAGATTGCTGAACTACCCAAACCTAACCCTGAAACCTATGCTGCTTCTCGTGAACGTGCCCAACAAGCTGATCTAGCCCGTACAGATTACTACGATGGACCTGATGATAATGTCGTAGGCTCTGGAGACGAAACAGAAGAAGACGATGATGAGAAGGTTGGCAACTGATGTCACAATGGAACAGATTACAATATGAAGTTCCTGATGGTAGGTTAGTGCAAGCCCAACGAGAGATTTACCAGACTTTCGGAGATAAGGTCTC